GTAGAACGGCTTTTATAATGATTGCAGCTTCGGCAGGCAGGAAGCATATTTTCAAACGTATCTGTTCCCTGCTCGCTCCAACCGTTTAAAGGAATAACATGGTCTACTTGCATATCTTTATATTTCAATTCGCACCCACAGTAAGCACAATGTCCGTTGCACTTCTGATACACCATCCTTCTTACTGATTTAGGAATCGGTTTTCGCATCTACTACACCTTCCTTTACGATTTCCAACAAATCATCTACCAAATCCTTGACCTCATACATCATCATAGTGTCGTAGGATTTTGACTGCTGATCTGTTGTCTTGTTTCCATACTTCGTACAGTCTTTAAGGAATGCTGTGCGTTCTTCCAACTGCTGCACAACCTTGTCCGGGTCGTAGGCGGTAGGCTGGGCATCTATAACAGAAGCAACGCGTAAAAAGTCTAAGCAATCCATATCTTCGTTCTTTGAAATTGCTTTTTCTAAATCCGCTTTTAATTTATCCGCATCAATCAGTCTTCCCATCGTTCGCCCTCCTGTTCCATTTCTCAATCATGTTTTGCACACCTCCGCTAATAATTTTCACATTCATAAATATTTCTTTCTGTCAGTCTCTCCATCCTTGCTCCTTTCCGGAATCCTCGGCTTGCTCTCCATCACTGGATAGCTGCAGTCATATGGTTTCGTGCGTCCGATGCGGATTGCCCGCACGCTGGGATGTTTCTGCATATCATACAGTTCATCCTCATCATAAAATCTTTCACTCATGCACCGATGACCTCTCTTCTCCATATCTTCCGATTGTCAGCAATGTAACCGATAAATCGGCATATTCCTTTTCCAGCGCCTTTAATTGCCCATCTATCTCATCCATACGGTTTACGACATACTCTTCAAATGATGCCAGGTTATCCACCGCCTTGACCGGTTCCGGCTGCTCCTTGTGTTGTGCCGGAACTGAATGCTTAGGGGCTATGCTGTCACTGACAATCTCCAAAATCTTTGATTTAGGACAGGCATTAAGTTCTGCCAGGATTTGGATCTGCGAAGGCTTATGCTTTGCCTGCTTATATCTCCGTATGATTTCTTCATTTGACATTTCCATCAGATCACCTTCTCTATCTGTTCCAAATTTTCGATGTTAAGACTGGATCCATCCCGAAACTCCATGTATGATCCCTGCGCAGTCAATTGGTATCCGTCGATTATGTGTGTGATGCCAGGGTAATCATCTTTCAGCCGCACCTTGGTTCCGATTGGTATCTCGCACATCGTTACTGCCACCATGAGTGCTTTATAAGTATCTCTAGTCATCCTCATCCTCCTGTTGCTTGTATGCCTGCAAAAATGCTTTAAACTTTTCCAGTGCGTTCTTTTGGTGTACCGTCGGTGGATCCTTCTTGGCGGTCACTTCCAGATGCAGATCAAAGAGATGTGCAATCTCCCGGCTGGCGTTGATGTACCCCTGCTTTAATCCGTCATGATAACCTTTCCCGGGGCGGTATTCATCGATCTGTTTCTTGCCCTCACCCTGACCGCCGGCGGTCTTGTTCCGAAGCTGGTAACCAGCCTGTGCATATTGCCGGATGTATTTCTGCTCCATCTCATCCAGCTTGTCCTCCGGGTAGTGAAGAAAGCCGATTTTCCAGCCTGTGATATTATCCGCGGCATACAGTCCATGATTTTTGATTGACAAATCTATGTGCTGGTATCCGGATAAGTGCTGTGCTAGCCTTGTCAGCAGGTGCTTTGCCTGTCCGATATATGCATACCGGATTCCGTCCTCTGTCCGGGTTAAAAAATAGATTCCGCTGCCCTCATCCACATGTGGATTGACTTCTAGGATTCTCTTTTTATTCTTGGTTTCGATTGCCTTTGCTCTTCTAAAGTTCTGATTCATTTCTGCTCCCTGTATTTGTCCATCAGCATCCGGTATATCCGGCACTGCTCATAATTGCTGTCACAGTACCTGCTCCGGTACTGCTCCCGGTCTTTGCCAAAATCAAAACGGTTGATGCACTTGGTTTTGTCAATCAGTCCCTCGCAGGTGATCCGCTGCTTATCGCCGGACAAAAAGAAAGGACATATAGCATTGACATCTTGATATTGCGACATTCCCCTTCTCCTTTCCTCAATTCGACAACAACTGCTTCTCCAGCTCTGCCATGTCTTCGTAGTTGCTACGCATCATTCCCTTGTTGATCTTATCCGTCTTCTGCTCAGGTGCTCTCCGTTCGGCTCTCTCCCAAGTACGGACGGCAGCCTTCCAGTCCTTCATCTTGTTCTTGCCGATCATCCAGTCCTTGGCTTTGTAAAAATCAACAAAGTACTCAGGATCAATTCCATTCCCACGCTCATGGCAGTAAGCTCTGACATCATCAACCGACGGTGGCTCAAATTTTTTCTTAGTACCTTTAGGTACTTCTTTTTTAAA